TAAGATCAGCCGATCCTGCATATCTGAGACCTCACAACATTCGCTGGCGGAAGTTGCTCAATGCCGAGCTGCTCACGACCAGGGCGACACTGAGGGCGGAACATCCAGAATGGACAGAAGAAAAGCTGGATTGGGAAAGCTCGCCTTACTCGCCAGAAAAACTGGTGAGTGTTGGTAAAGACAAAGACGGCAACGATTTTCTAGTGAGTGAATCACAGGCGCTAGGCCGGTGGTCACCTTACCCAGACTCCAAGGATTAATCATGACTAAGACAGATTTAGAGTTCATTCACGACGAAATGGACAGGTTCAAAAAGCAAACGAATCCGATCCTGACCATTTCGCCAGGCGAATTCCTGGACGACCAGGAATCGGCAGTTGTGGAACGGTTTGCACTGGATGTGATCAGAGCCATCAGAGGCTTTCGAGTCTCATCCAGTCGAGTGGTTTTGCCCAAGGTTGTGACTGTTGCGGACGTGGACGAGTACTGTGCCGAATCAATCCCGTCAGGCCGCTGAGATTTGGTGAGACTTGGACTCCGGTGACGCATAGCGGTGGCATCTGTGGCGAGTTTCATGATCGCGATCAGCAATGAGCAGATGTCAAACGGGATTCATGGATGGTGACCGCTGCCACGGATGGCAATTTGTCGCGGCTGGGCAATAGCCCTTACCAATAGGGCTTTCGGTAGGTTCGATTCCTACACGCGACTTGTCAGGGGCTAAATCCAGCCTGCTGACAGACTCCTAGTTGGTTGATTCGAGTTTGTTCGTGGGCAATCAGCCTGCCGAACTCACAAGGATACCAGGGGGAGTTGACCAATCGGTATTCAATGCGACAGCCGGGGGCTTCAAAACCCCCGGCACCCATACACAACACATCACGGAGGTTACAGCAATGCTCGTGCTATCACGGAAGAAGAATGAAGTTCTAATGATTGGTGACAACGTCAGTATCACCATCGTCGAGATTCGCGGCGACAAGATCAAACTCGGAATTGTTGCGCCCCCAGATGTCACGGTGGATCGGCTGGAGGTTTGGAAGGCAAAGCAACTAGCGGAAATAATAAGAGAGTTAAAGGACAATTAATGTACGAACTACGGATAGACCAGATCCAAATACTTGAAGAACTTCAGTCGCGTGCTTCCACTCATTGGGAGCACGTTGACGAGCTTGTTGAATTGCTCCAATCCGGTGGCCAATTTAAAGAGCCTCCTGTTGTATTTCGACAGGGGCATGATGGAGATGAATACTTCTTAGCTGACGGTTTTCACCGTGTTCATGCCTACAAAAAGGCTGGCATTGAATCCGCAATCTTTGATGTACGCGCCGGTGGAACAACTGCATTCAGACATGCAAAACTTTATTCAATTCAGTCGAATTTCGCCCACGGTCTTAAACGGACAACCGCCGATAAAAGACGTGCCGTTGAAATGCTCTTGGCTGATGAAGAGTGGTCAACAAAGTCAGATCGTTGGATCGCTGAAACGGCTGGAGTGGACCATAAGATGGTTTCGCGTGCAAGACAACTGGGGCATTTCCCCAGTTCGCCCGTATCAGGGGGAGAAGTTCCTGAATTCAAGCGGGGTTTGGATGGAAAGTTGCGGCCAACTCAAAAGAAACCAAAACTAGAGGTTTCTTTGTTCTGCACGGAATGTGGTCGGTGGTTTAAAGAGACTGAAGGGGATTGTCGGAGATGCCATCCTCCTGAACCTGAGACGGTTGGATTTGTCCAGGCTGAAGACCCTGAGTTCGAGGTCACTTTTGCTATGGTCTGCGGATCGTTTCAAAGGAGAATTTTTGATGCAAGGACTCAGTGGACTCCTGATCAAGTCAAAAGGTTGAAGATAGAGATCAACACATTCTTTTCATGCGATGTGCCATCTGAGTACAGGGAGGCGCTGTAATGAAGATGCAACCTGATATGCTATCATGCCTCAGATCGTATGTTGGACGGGCAAAGATTAAGCCGATCCAAGGCTTATGTGAATTCATAGACAATAGTTTAAGCGCCGGATCAAAGACAGTTAAAATCGTGTTTCATGAACACGTCATCGAAGTAATTGATGACGGCAAAGGCACTAACACGCCTGAAGATATCTTGACACCATTCAAATCTAACGGAATGGACTCAACGTCCAAATATGGTATCGGTGCTGCTGGCTGCGCTGTAGTGCTTTCTGATTGGGGGCGATGTGTTGCAACGTCCAGCACTGGATCAGGATCAGATAAAACTTGCATTATGGATTGGGAACCTTATCACTTAAAAACAAAAGGTGACGTTGAAATAACGCAAATGCTTACTGAAAAGTCAAACCGCAGCACCGGCACTACTATCACAATCGAGTTTCAAAGGTTGCTATCAATTGATCAACATAGGAAGCATATTGAAGAAATTGGGTTTAGATATTCCACTTCTTTGAGACGTGGAACTGTTATTACATATTCTTTCAAGGGAAAAGAGACTGTACTAAAGCCTTGGAATCCTCCAGAGCTTGCAAAGAAAGAAACACATGTCATCAATCATCCGCAGTTTGGACGGATCGAACTACTCTGTGGAATCGTCAAAGCAGGGCACAAAAACGAGCATCCGGGATTCAATGTCTACTGGGGCAAGCGAATCCTGATTGAGCAAGAGAGCGGCCCATGTGCGGTCCACGAAGCGAGCACATCGCGAATCTATGGGGAGATCATTCTCGATCACAACAAATTCCCTCACGTCAACACATTGAAAGATGGTTTCAATAACGATTTTGATCCATCTGAGCTATGGGAGCAGATTGCAGAACGATTCAAGGACATGCTGATTGCGGCCAAAACGGAAGGCGTTTCGATGGAGCTTGAAGTTCTGTCGAGAAAGGCATCCGACTTTATTAACGGTGCTTTTGGAAGCGTTGATCTTGGCAAAGAGAAACGCGACCGGCAACCAGTTCCATCTCGAGGCTCAGAGAATTCAGAGAAGACTGAAAAAACAAGAAAGACTGCTGAAAAGGTTTCCGGTTCAGGAGATGTCAAGCCAAGAAATAAAACCAAGGGTTTGCCTATGCGAATCAACCTGACTCCAAACACGACTTTAGATGAGTCGTTTAAATGCCAATACAATGCCAAGTTCTGGGACGTTCAATACAATCCTGATCGCATCCCAAAACAGATACTTAAAAGCGAAATTCTTGGAATATTTTCTTTGCCCTGCATTGCTCAAGCCTGGGCGAAAAAGTGCGAAGTTGATGAGAAAGGCAATATGACTTTGCCAAACTTTGGGAATAACAGTTTTGAGCTGGTCTTAACTGGATTCCTCCAGGCATTGATGCAACAGAAAAGTCTCTCCCTTGTTGGACAAAAAGGCGAACCGCATGAACATCATCAACGTCCCATCCGTCTACTTGGTCGGCAAGCAGGAACTCAACAGCCTTGATTGTGCCGAGTTCTTGGAGGCCCACGGAGTCGAATACTGGAATTCCGACACTGATAACGCGAGCGAGCATCTCGTCGAGATCGCTGGCCGATTGTGCTACATGAGCTTTGCCAAGCCTCGACCAGGTGGCAACAAGGCTTATATCGACCATATCCTAGAAGTGGGCCATGGCTCAGTTCTAGAACATGCTGTTTACTCGATGATTTTCACAGGTGTCTCACGGTCGCTGACTCACGAGCTGGTCAGGCATCGTGCTGGCATGAGCTATTCACAGCTAAGTCAACGATATGTGGACGAGTCGGACTGTGCTTTTGTTGTTGCGCCGAGCATCACATTGGAAAGCGAATCCGGTGCATGGTGGGCATCGTGTGTCGGTAGGGCTTTGGGCCAATATCAAGCAATGATTGAATCTCTTGAGATGCGTTTTGCTGACATTACAGATAAGACTTTGAAACGCAAGAAAATCAGGGAAACCGCTCGCGCTGTCCTCCCAAACTGCACTGAAACAAAGATTTTTGTGACAGGTAACGCCAGAGCATGGCGGCACTTCTTAGAGCTGCGTGGCTCAATTCATGCGGACGCTGAGATTCAACGGCTGGCGATTGCTGTCTTGTCAGTGTTGCAGGCTGAATCACCAAACCTGTTTGGAGATTACACGGTGACGGATCAAGGGATTGAAACGAAGTGGAGGAAGGTGTGAACAGATTTACAATCATCGGAATCGACCCTGGCAGCACTCATTCGGGAGTCTGCGTTATTGGCCCAGGCAACCATAAGAAACCAAATATTCTGTCGGCTGACAAGATCGCTAACCCTGATCTGATGCACATGCTAAGGGCAATTTGGGTGGACTCATCTGAAATTGCAATTGAGGGTTTTTCATGCCAAGGCAGGCCTGTAGGCGACTCGTCTATTCAGACCATGTACCTAATTGGTCGGCTTTTACAGAAGGCTGAAGACCGTGGCATTTCAATCGCAGTCTACAAAAGGCGCGAATATGGTCAGTGGATCACTGCTGGTGGAAAATTGAATGATGCCACTTTGCGGGCGGGTTTAGAGTCAATTTATGGGCCATCGGCTAAAAAGACCGACCCGCTTTACCTCCTTAGAGGAACGAGCGACAAGCGATCAGCATTTGCTGTGGCTAAATATCACGAATTTATGCTGTGCAAGGTGCCGTATGAAATCCAAGCGAGCTGAGATCAGGTTTTCACGAACTGAAATGGAAGTCATGCCACAGCATCAACTATTGGAGCTGAAGCGAACTGGCACGGAATATGAGCGGATGCACGCGAACGCGATCTTGGATGATCGTTCAAATGGCAACACCAGCAATCACGGATACCCAGCGATCACCGAACTGATGGCCAGTACCAAAGGCCAACGATCTGTGACCGGCATCCCAGTAAAACAAAATCGTTACTTGAATGGATACCACCAGAACAAGAAAGTGAAACATGCTTACAGGGTTTCGCAAATTGACATGGAGAATGATGCATGAGCTGTCCTGATTACTATCTGCTCGCCAGTGGTCGCGAGTTTATAGACTTTGCCAACAATGAGCTGAGTGCCTGGCTGAAACCGCGAGTGTCACATGAAGTTTATCACTGCATTGTGAGTGCGATGGAGCATCGGTTTCGACGCGGGAATAAAGAAGGTGAAGCCGAGACAGATCAGGCAGCGGAAGCATTCTGGCTTTCTCAAGCGATAAGAACGAAAGACGAAAGCAAATACTACATGAATGAGATCATACCAGTGGTTCTGGCTATGGTGGACACCGAACGGCGAAAGAAAGACAAGAAGAGGCAAGCACGATGATCGAGCAACGATGGTGCACGACCGATGGCACAAGCTGGACGCTATCCCACGGCAAGTATTGGGCGAATATTGAGTTGTCTTTTGACAACACAACTTATTATGCCAGCACTGGAAGTCTGAAAGACAGACCACCGGAAGACCTTTCTTGGGATGAGCTTAACAAAGATGACTGGAGTGCTGATTTTGACTGCCTAAAGAGAGCCAAAGAGTCGTGCATTTGGGCTATTTTATATAAAGAAGAGCAAGCCGAGGCGATAGCCAGTTTATCACCATACGAAGGCATTTTTGACAGGGAAAACTATGATGATCAATCTTGATGATATCGCAGCTCTCACAGACAGCGAAGGCAAGGCGGTTGCTTTGAGCCTTTGGAATCGTTTGCAGATTGTGGACAAGGCGTTTCGCATGATGGCGGCTGAGTTTGATTACTCAGAGTTGAAGGGCGACAAGATGTACAAGGCGTACATCGAGTTTGCAGAGGCAGGAGGTACAAAATCTTGAGGACCCTATTGACGGTCGGTACCTCCTGTGATTATCGTCAAGATATGAATGAACCATTAGGTTCAGACTCGATCGCTCCCACGGATGGGGAAATCGACCAGAATATCACAAGGCGACTTATCCGTTCTATCCACGGCGTACAACCTGTTTTGATAGGTGTGGACGCCTCTGGTTGGACGGAAGGCTTGCCGAATCAACCCTGTCCTCATTGTGTTGATGGGCGGAAGGTTGAGCAGCATCGCTATGCGATTTGCTTATCATGCACGCGAGCCAGCAAACAACTGGACGCGGCCATCAAACGAGCCATGACAGAACAAACGGAACTCATGGCCTTTTGGGCCAAGTTTCGCAACATCGCGATCAAGCAACGGGCTTTGATGCAAAGACTGCGGCGGAAGGGTGTAATTGACAAGCCTGGACGAGGGAATCATGGCGCTAGGCCGCCGGGACTTCGGGACGTTGAGTGAGAGATGTTGACCCACCTGCAAGCAGGTGAATAAGCAGGTGAATAAGAAGGTGAGATATGGGCAAGTTCCCGAACCCAGAGACACAATTCAAAAAAGGCGCGTCTGGCAACTCAGCCGGATACAGCCGTGGTCGCCGTCAGATTGACGACCTGATTGAATTGATTGGCTTAGAGAAAAGCGAACGCGACATTTCTCGGATCTGGCTTCAAAACATTCTGGACGGCAACTTTGCGTTCCTGAAAGAGTACCTTGAACGCCGTGATGGCAAGGTTGCCAGCAGCATCGAAATCTCTGACAAGCCCCAAGTGGACTGGGCGGCCATAGACAATGAGTGCGACACCCCACCACGACAGACAGTTGATCCCAAAGGGGCTAAACCGGTTTCTACAGGCCGCAAAGCCGGATCACCAGTGGTCGCCAGAACACTTGGCGGAGTGCCGCCGGGCGTTGGACAGGGTGACGACCGGTGAAGTCAAACGATTGATGCTCTTCCTGCCGCCCAGGCACGGCAAGAGCGAGCTGGCAACGATTCATTATGCTGCTTATAGATTATTGGTGGATCAAGGTTTACGGATAATTATCGGGGCTTATAACCACTCGCTGGCCTGCACGTTCAGCCGACAAACGCGACGCATCGCAAAAGAGTTTGGATTTAACTTTTCCGACGATCAGAACAAGCAAAATCAGTGGTCAAGCGAACATGGCGGCGGGCTTTATGCGGTCGGTGTAGGATCGGGTGTGACCGGCTATGGTGCCGACCTGGTGATCATTGACGACCCAGTGAAGTCACGAGCTGAAGCCGAATCACCCACCTATCGTGCTCGCGTCATGGACTGGTATCAAAACGACCTGTACACACGCCTTCACCCTGGTGCGGCAATCGTCCTGATTATGACCAGATGGCACAGCCTCGACTTGGCTGGCCAGTTGCTTGAACAGGCCAGTGACGGTGGCGAACAATGGGATGTGGTCAGCTTGCCTGCCATCGCTGAGGAAGATGACCTGATTGGCCGCCAGCCTGGTGAGGCGCTTTGGCCAGAACGATACAGTGTGGAAGACTTCGACCGGATCAAAAAGACCGTCGGTTCCTACGCTTTTTCCGCTCTTTACCAACAGACACCAACGCCACGTGATGGAGGCTTTTTCAAGCCTGAATGGTTCAAGATCGTTGATCCATCGCCGATCCCAAACAACTCCAACTCATGCCGGGCATGGGATACAGCCGCCACGGTCGGTGGTGGTGATTATACCGCCGGTGTGTGGATGAGCAGGACCGGCGACATTTACCGTGTCAAGCACGTTTCACGCGGGCAATGGTCACCGGCTACCCGTCGCACAATCCAGCGCCAGATTGCCGAGACCGACGGGCGCGAAACGATTGTTCACCTGGCACAGGACCCCGGCTCCGCTGGTGTGGATCAGGTCCAGCACGACACTCGTAACCTAATCGGTTATGGAGTCATCAGCAAACGGCCCACAGGCTCAAAAGAAGTGCGAGCGATGCCGATGGCCGCTGCTTTTGAATCTGGTTCCATTGAGCTGGAAAAGGGCGATTGGAACCGTGACTTCATCGACGAGCTGTGCTCATTTCCGACCGGCAAGCATGATGACCAGGTTGATGCTGCTGCCGATGCGTTCAACTATCTAAGCCCAATCCAGCCCTTTCGATACGTCTCCTAAAAACTATGCCAACACTATTCCAAAACATCCGCAGCCGGTTCACGAAGTCAGTGCGTGAAGGCGTCACAGCCAACACTGCTGACATTGCCGCGACTTCATGGACTGTGGACATGATGACCGGCCTATCGAACGACTACATGACCTTGGCGAGACCTTACAACCAGGTGTCTGTGGTTCAGGCCGCGATACAGGCAATGAAGCGCAACGCCACAAAGGCGATCATGCAGGTGGGCCGATGGGATGAGGATGGAGGGTTTACGCCTGTCTATCACCCTTTGCAGTCACTCTGGCAACGGCCAAGCCCCGGCGAATCAGATGCGACCGTTTTGGAGCACCTTTATTGCAGCCTGTGCGATAACGGCAACGCATACATCCAAGTGATCACAAACACGGCTGGCACTGCGGTGACCGAACTGATGCCGATCCCATCGCCTTGGGTCCTGCGACCAGTCATGGGCGAAAGCATCAACGAAGTCCTCGAATATCCAGTGATGGGGAGCGATTGGGGCCGGTCGTACAACTACTCTGTTCCCGCTGATTTGATGATGGCATTTCGCCAGGGGCGATCGACCTACGCTCAGAGTCGTGGCGTTTCAACGCTCGATTCTGTTGTGGCCGAAATGGCGCTGGTGAAGATCATCGGCCAGTATGAGACGACAGTTCTCAGTCGGTCTGGTGTGCCATCGCTGATCGTTTCGCTAAAAACACTGGGCAATCTCAGTGACGCGCAATTGTCGCAGGTTCAAGCTGACCTGGCACGAGCCGTCAGTGGTAAAGCTGTGGGCCGGCCATTCGTCGGTACCAGCGAAATGGATATCAAGTCGCCGGGCTTCTCACCAAAAGATTTATCCGTGAGCGAGATGGCGGACCTTGCGACCGCTCGAATCTGTGGTGTCCTTGGATGGGCACCCATGTCGCTCAAACAGCCTGACACGGGCAAGACATACAGCAACCTGGTCGAGGCCAATAAGGCGTCATGGCGCGATGCTGTGATTCCGTTCCTCGACTTGGTGGCCGGTGAGCTGACCAGGCTGGTGCAGACTTTGCCGATCGCCTGCAACGGTATGACCTCACAGCCTGATGAATCGCTGTGTGTTCGGTTCGACACCAGCCAGATTGAGGAATTATCCGTCGATCGAAAGGCGCTGATGGACATCGCCACCGCGGGTGTGAATGCGGGCATATTCACGGTTAACGAAGCACGTGCCACACTCGGACTTGGCGAGATGCAAGAGCCTCAAGAGGTCGAAGCTGTGGAGCCTGAAGAGCCTTCTACGGATTCTTCTGTTGATCCTGAAATGGAGGCTGAATAAATGGCCGGATCATACAACCTAGAAATCGAAGCGGGCGCTTCATTCAACCGAACGCTCACTTGGACCTCCAACGGCACCGCTGTGAACTTGACCGGCAGCAGTGCCAGAATGATGGCTCGCACATCTTACAGCGACTCCAACACGACACTGAGCCTGACCACACCGTCAGCATGTCTTTCGATCAGCAACGCGACCGGCGGAGTGATCTCCATCGCTTTGGATGCTGCCACGACTGCCAACCTGGTTGATGGTGTTTACGATCTCGAAATCGTGACCGGAAGTGTCGTGCAAAGACTGATATCAGGGACTTTGACTGTATCACCGGAGGTGACACGTGGCTGATACAGTTATAATCACAGGCGAAAAGACAATCACGGTTGTTACGGTGGGCGTTCAAGGCCCAGCCGGGATCAGCGGATCATCTATTCCCGCCACAAACGCCACGCTCGGCGGGATTATCGTTGGGGATAATCTGTCGATCACTGGCAATGGGGTACTGTCGGTAGCCAATACGTTTCAGCCAAAACTTGCGAACACGACTTACGGCTTGACTGACACGAATATCCCTTTAAACCCCTATGCCAGCTACTATATCAGAGGCGAGTATGTTACTGACGGTCTGAAGAGATATTATATTGGCTTGCGAGGTCAGAAGGAAACAGGTACTGGGACTTACTACGACCCTGACAATTATGCAATCGGCAGTTACCTTTACAACGCAAACGGAACCCTTGAATTCGCTACGAGTG